AGAACAAAGCCACGGTTGCGGTCAAGGCTGCGCTGATGCGAGCCCTCGAGGCAGATGCCGATGACGGGGGCGAGGAGTTCTTTGCGGGGCTGCGCGTATCGGACCCGAAGACATTCGCGACCCTGGTGAGCAAGCTGATCCCTGCCGAGCAGAAGCTCTCGAGCGATGGTGACTCCCCGCTCGTTGTGGTGCGAAACTACACGGGCAAGGAGTTCGAGGATTGACGGCGCCCACCACCAGGCTCGAGTTGGGTGCGCCGAAGTATCCGGTGCTGAATGCGTTCATGCGCTCGCGTGCCCGGTGCTCTTTCATCATGGGTCCGCTTGGGTCCGGCAAGACCATCAGTGCGTGCCAACGAATACTGGCGACCATGGTGGAGCAGGAGCCGAATGCGAAGGGCGAGCGCCCAACTCGCTGGCTTGCAATTCGGAACTCTTACCCGGATTTATTTTCCACGACGGTCAAAGACTTTGAGAGCGTTTTTGAGGGCCTTGGCACCATGAAATACGGGGGCCTCGAGCCTCCGACGTTCCGCGTGCGATTCGATCTGGAGGACGGCACCCAGGTGAGGGCCGAGGTGATCTTCCTGGCATTGGATCGCGACGATGCCATCCGCAAACTCCGGGGCCAGCAGATCACCGGGACGTGGTTGAACGAAACCAAGGAACTGCAGAAGGCAATCGTGGACATGGCCGATCTGCGTCATGGTCGCTACCCGTCGATGGCGGATGGAGGCGTGCGACCAACGTGGCACGGCCAAATAGGGGATACGAACGCACCGGACGAGGATCACTGGTTCTACAAACTCGCAGAGGAGGTGCGGCCCGAGGGTTGGGAGTTCTTCAGGCAGCCGGGTGGTGTGTTTCCTGGTGACAAGCCAGGCGAGTGGATCCCAAACCCTGATGCGGAGAACCTCGAGAACTTGCCAGAGCGTTACTACCTGGCTGGCCTGGCCGGGAAGGACCCTGACTGGATCCGGGTGATGCTCTCGAACGAATACGGGTTTGTGGTCGAGGGTCGCCCAGTCCATGCGCCACCGTTCATCGACTCGCTGCACACAACAGCCGAGCCCATCGAGACAGATCGTGGCAGGCCGCTCATCATCGGCATCGACTTCGGTCGCACGCCGGCTGCGGTGCTGACGCAGCACATTGAGGAGTTGGGCAGGCGCGTGATCCTCGATGAGCTCTGTGCCACCGACATGAGTGCGGCGCTCTTCGGTCCACAACTCAAGCGATACCTGGATGCCAACTACACTGGCATGCCGGTTGAGGTCTGGTGTGACCCGGCAGGTAGCGCGCAGAGCCAGGCCACGGAAGACACGCCGATACGCATCCTGCGTGCAGCGGGAATCCCCGCGCAGCCCTGCTCGAGCAACAGCCCAGACCTACGCCGTGCAGCGATTCAGAACCCGGCCACCCGCATCTGCATGGATGGCAAGCCGGCACTGCAGGTGAGCCCGAAGGCGAAGATGGTCCGCAAGGGTCTGATGGGCGGGTTCTCATATCGCCGGCTCAGGGTCGGTGGCAGTGAGCGGTTTGCTGACGTGCCTGACAAATCGGGTCCGTACAGCCACCCGGTCGAGGCTTGCGAATATGCGCTGATGGGTGGTGGCGAGGGGCGCGATGCGCTGCGCATGGCACCTCGAAACCGGGACGGCGCACGCATGCAGACGGAGGCGATCCTGTGACGGCAAGCTGGCAGCAGCAGACCGAGGACTACCGCACCGAGATGCGTCTCGAGGCTTCTGTCGAGGAGTTCCTAGCGTACGTTGAACGGCAGAGACAGGCGTGGGAGGCCCGGCAGGACGCCATTGTCGATGCGGCGCGGCAGCGTGGCGAGTTACCGGCAGACGAGCGCGAAGCGTACCGGCGCGAGCACGGGCTGTGCGATGAGCGGGGGCATCTGCTGCCCAAGTATCGAGAGCAGGCGGTGCAGGAATATCTCGCGGGTGGTGTGACGCTGCGGCAACTCGGTGTGAGGTACGGGCTCTCCGCAGCGCGCATCGGATACTTGGTTCGCCGAGAGAGGCATCGCATGCAGACCGAGGCGATCCTATGACTAACGCAGTGCCTGCGGAGCCGCTGCGGCTGGAGTCGCGGCTGTATCGACCTAGGGAGGTGGCGAAACTTCTGGGCATCCCGCTGCCTTCGGTCTACATCTGGCTCAAGTCTGGCGAGATTCGGAGCACAAAGATCGGCAGCCGGTTCTTCATTCCGCCGAGTGAGGTGGAGCGCATCTTCTCCGTGCCGAATGAGCCCGAGCCGGCACCCGAGCCCACTCCGCCCGCCCCTGCGTCCTTCACCGTGCATGTTCCCTGGAATCCCCCGCTACCGCGCAGCCCGCTGCCGACAACGACGGCAGGCTGGATCGCCTACTCGGAGATGCAGGAGCAGATCCGCGCAGCAGAGGCTAGAGGCGAGGCGGCAGATCGGCGCGAGAGGCGTGCAGCGAAGGCGAAGGCTGCATGGACTACATACTCCGCGACCTCAAGAGCCGAGGCGAAGCGCATAGCGAGGGACTGCGCGGGAGTCGAGCCGTCACTGCTGGCACCGTCTGAGTCCAGTGTGGTGAGCGGATACGAGGAGCCGGAGCGCGGCAGCGTGTGGGCCGAGGAGAATGTGCTGGACCGCTTCGATGATCTCGAGGTCGATGTGGCATTCGAGCGCGTGACCCTGCGCTTCGACCGGGCGGTGCGTCCCTTCAGTGCGATGGAGATGAGCCTATGACGCGATTCGTCCGCGAGGTGCATCCCGATGACCGGCTCGATGCTGCCGCAAAGGCAATGTCCTGGGGCTACCCGCGACCGATCTACGACCAGGAGGCAGACGCATCGAGTTGGGTGAGCTACGGCGATGACACGCTGGTCTGGTACGAGGCCGGGCCTGAGCCGCATTCGCTTGCCGTGCATGGATGTGCAGCCCCCGAAGCCCGGGGTGCGTTGGGGAGCCCGCGTGCGATGGTTGCGATGGAAGTTATTGCCGAGCTCTTGGGTGCATCGAGGCTGTATTCCGTGACGGGGCTATCCGGGCAAGATCCCAGGGTTCCGCGCAGGGCAATGCGCCGCTACCTGCGGATGCGCGGTTGGTGTGAGAGTCCTGTTGGAAGTTACCGGGACCTGGGGGAGTAGCGGCGTGGCGTATCACAGTCGAGCATTGTCGATGGCACAGGAAGCGGGATTCACTGGACCGCCGTCTCCGGGTTGGGCACCGAGCGGTTCCATGTCGGCGCGGCGCAAAGCACGGCTACATGCGGAGGCTACGGCTCGATTCAACGAAATTATGGAGTCGGCAGCCGGCCGGTTGCCTAGAAGCGAGCAGGACATTCGGGCCTGGCAAACTGCTGGGAGAGGTTTAGGCCCTACGTTGAGCCGGAAGGTTGCCGGTAAGTCCGGGCAACCCTTCGCATCGTATCTTCAACTGCTGAGTCAGCGGCGAGAGGCGGGTATCGACCCGTTCGACTTCTCTGCTGCGATGCCTTCGGGTCGTGGCGCGGGTGCAGTGGCAACCCCGGAAGCAGCCGAGCAGGCACGGTTGGCTCGAGGGGGTCGAGGCACTGGACTCCTGGCGGCTGGGAGTGCCACGGGTGGATTCACAGGCGTGCCATCGGGAGGTGCTGCGCGGGGTGCTCCGAGCAGGTTCGCCACGGATGCGCGTGCTGCAGAGCAACGCCGGATTGGATTGCGCACCGCAGGCGGCAGCGAGTCTCGCGGACGTGGGCGAGGAGCAAAATTAACCAGCGCTCTGGGCGTTCCAGGTCGCGGAAAGACTCTACTGGGCTAGGAGATCGGACATGGGAATCGAAACGGCAATCATTGCATCGGCACTGATTGCTTCAGCGGGTGGCATGGCTGGGGCTGCAATCTCTAAGCCGAAGACACCCGAGTTGCCTCCCCAGGTAGACCCCGAGGAAGCGGCAAAGCGGCAGGCAGACATGCGGCGCCGCAAGGCCGGCACGGGTGGACGCGCATCGACCATTATGAGCGGTAGCCCGCTAGGCGTACCGGGTGGCGGTGGTGGTGGTGGCCGAGGTGCGAGGCTTACGGGCGGTGGAGGCTACTAGGTGGCGAAGTCTGTAGAGCAATGTTTGCGGAGGCTCAGTGAGCTCGAGGGTCGCCGGTCTAACTGGGACACGCACTGGAGCGAGATTGCCGAGCGTGTCTGGCCGGCAGCGGATGAGTTCACTACGGCACGAGCACCAGGCGAGAAGCGCAGCACCAAGATCTACGATGCCACTGCGTCGATGGCACTCGAGAAGTTCGCCGCTGCGATGGAGTCGATGCTGACGCCTCGTGCCCAGAAGTGGCACACGCTGAAGGCAACGGACGAGAACCTGAACCGTGACGCAGGGGTCAAGAAGTGGTTTGAGCAAGTCAATCGGATCCTCTTCCAGGCCCGCAATGCACCGAAGGCTGCCTACTACTCGCAGATGCACGAGGGGTTCAAGTCGCTTGGTGCCTTCGGCAATGCCTGCCTGTTTGTTGATGAGCCGAAGACG